ACGGATTGGCGAATTCGAACTTGATACGGCCGAGTGAATTTTTTTCGCCCGGCTCCTGCACGAGCTGACCGTCGATCCAGCGCATCCGGTTCTTTTCGAGATAGTCGGGGCGGCGGGCGAGCGCGGGCAATATTTCCTTGCGGATGATCGACTCGGGCACAACCCATGGCGGGTTGATAACGATCGTTTTCACTTCACTGACGAGAATGGGTGTCGGCGTCTTCTTCTCGCCCACGATGGCGCGCATTGCGAGAACGCGCTCACCATCAACGATCAGGGCGGCGCTTGCGGCCGCGGCATTGACCTCGATGCGCGTCGGCGGAATCGCATGCGCGAAGGCGCGCCAGCGTTCGAGATTGGCCTCGATTTGAGCAACCCGTTCGGCGGCGGAGATATTGAGCGCGGCGAGCGACTTCTTGCCGAGCACGCCGTCCACGTCGAGCCCGTTGCGCGACTGGAAATGCTTCAGCGCATCGACGGCGGCCGCCCCGAAAAACAGATCGTCATCGGCGGCCGCCAGGTCGCCCTCGGCCGCGAGCCGGCGTTTCAGAAGCGGCACGAGCGGAGAGTGCTCGCCCGGCCTCAGGGACGGACCGGCATGTTGCAGAACCGGCCAGCCGCCCTGGGCGGCGAGCGCGCGGTATTTTGCAAGCGCCTCCATAAGCCGTGCATATTCGGGCTGCTTCGGCGGCAGCGAGGCGAGCCAGGATGCGGCATCGCCGCGCGCCAGCGCACCCTTCAACTGCGCCACAGCACCGGGACCCGGAGACGGCGGAAAATCGACATCATCCTCGATGCGCGCCAGATCGAAACGCCCGTCATTCATCGCGCGCGCATAGGCAAGCGCGGCATCGGTGAGCAGAAGATCACGCTCCTCCTCCGGCACGCCGCGCTTCAACGCCTCGGCATGAAACGCCCGCGGGTCGAGCCCATGCGCAGCCGCGCCATCGAGCACACGCATGAAGGCGGCGGTATTTTCCTGCGTCCAGGCGCAGCCAGCGCCCCAGCTCCGGTAGAATTCCGTCACGGCCACACGATCGACGGCTTCGCCCGCGCCGGCAAGCGCCGCTTCCCGCGCCAGCGGATCGCCGCAGGCGGCGGCCGGAGCGGCCTGGAAGGCGAAGACCGCGAGCGCCAGCAAGAAAAGAAAGCCGGAACCGGATCTGTTATGGTCAGGCTTGAAAGACATCGAACGCCACACTGTCATGATTGCGAACTCGAATTTCTACAAGCATATCATTCCGGCCGTCCGGATCACGGACAATCGAACATCGAGCCGGACAGGCGGTGCGGGCGGGTCTTGCCACGGCGCGGCGGGGGCTGTTCAATGGCGCGCTTCTCACTCAAACTTCCCCGATTGACGGCCACACATGAAAATTCCCTATTTCGAGCCGACATTCGGCGGCCGCGAGAGCGAATATCTCGCCGAGGTGCTGGCCTCGCGGCAACTGGCGGGCGGCGGACGCTTCACCAGAGCCTGCCATGAACGGATCGAGCAGGTCACCGGCGCGGTGCGCGCGCTGACCACGCATTCCGGCACGGCGGCGCTCGAAATGATCGCGCTTCTCCTGCGCATCGAGCCGGGCGATGAAATCATCATGCCGACCTATACGTTCGTCAGCACCGCAAGCGCCTTCGCGCTGCGGGGCGGCGTGCCGGTCTTCATCGACATCCGGCCCGATACGCTCAACATCGACGAGACGCTGATCGAGCAGGCGATAGGCCCGCGCACGCGCGCCATCTGTCCCGTGCATTATGCGGGCGTCGCCTGCGAGATGGACACGATCATGGACATCGCCGGGCGGCACGGGCTCGCCATCGTCGAGGATGCGGCGCAGGGTTTCGGCGCAAGCTACAAGGACAAGCCGCTCGGCACATTCGGCGCGCTGGGCGCGCTCAGTTTTCACGCCAGCAAGAATGTCGTCGCGGGCGAAGGCGGCGCGCTCCTCGTCAACGATCCGGCCCATGCCGAGCGCGCGGAGATCGTGCGCGAGAAAGGCACCAACCGCAGCCAGTTCTTTCGCGGCGAAATCGACAAATACACCTGGGTCGATCTCGGCTCCTCCTACCTGCCGAGCGAGATCACGGCGGCGCTGCTGCTCGCACAGCTCGAACAGGCCGACGCCATCAATGCGCGCCGCGTCGCGCTGTGGGCGCGCTATCACGAGGCACTCGCGCCGCTCGAGGCGCGCGGCCTCGCGCGCCGGCCTCATGTGCCGCAGCATTGCGCGCATAACGGCCACATCTATTATCTCGTCTTCGATACGGCGGAGCGGCGGGCACGGGCGCGCGACATTCTGCTCGAATGCGACATCAACTCGTCGGCTCATTACGCGCCCCTGCACAGCTCGCCAGCCGGGCAGCGCCTCGGGCGCACGGCAAGCGCGATGAAGGTAGCCGGCCCCGCGAGCGACTGCCTGCTGCGCATGCCGCTCTATGCGCATATGGAGGAAAATGTGGTGGAGCGTGTCGCGGAGGCGCTCGCCGCGCTTTAGGCGGCGATGCGCTCAAGCTCGCGCAGGGCGGCGGCCAGGTCCGGCACGACGACATGGGCAGGCGCCGCACGCGGCCCCGGCGCCTCGGCGGATGAAACGAGGATGTTGTGGCCGACACCCGCCGCGTTTCCCGCCAGCACATCCTTCAGAGAATCGCCGATCATGACCGAGGCTGCGAGATCGAGATCGAAATCCTCCGCAGCCTGAAGAATCATGCCGGGCGAAGGCTTGCGCCAGGGATGATCCTGCCTGTATTCCCCCAGCCCGTGCTCGGCGTGATAGGGGCAGAAATAGGTGCGGGCGATGGGCGCGCCCTCGGCGGCGAAGCGCGCGCGCATATATTCGTCGAGCGCCAGAAACTCCGCCTCGCCGTAATAGCCACGGCCGATGCCTGACTGATTGGTAACGATGATGATGGGCCAGCCGAGGCGCCGCACGGCAAAGCGGCAAAGCGCGAAGATGCCGGGCAGGAACTCGAATTCCTCGATGCGGTGAACATAGCCGCGATCCTCGTTCACGACCCCGTCGCGGTCGAGGAAGAGCGCCGGGCGGCGCGGGACGAGCGGATTCGCCGAGGCAGTCATTGCGCGCGCCTCCCCGTTCAGGCCCCGGCGAGGCGCGCTTCGATCCGCTCGCAGATATAGTGATAGAGGCAGATGTGCACCTGCTGGATGAGCGGCGTCGCGCGGGAGGGCGCATCGAGAAGAATATCGCTCAGGGGCGCGAGCCTGCCGCCGCCCGCGCCGGTGAGCGCGACGACGGAAAGGCCGAGGGCGCGCGCCTTTTCGGCGGCGCGCAGGACGTTCGGCGAATTGCCGCTGGTCGAGAGCGCGAGCAGCACGCCGCCGTTTCCGCCATAGGCTTCGACCTGGCGGGCGAACACATCCTCATAGCTGTAATCATTCGCCCAGGCGGTCAGCGTCGCCGGATTGGAGGACAGGCAGATGGCGTTGAGCGCCTTGCGCTCCTTCAGGAAGCGGCCGACAAGCTCGCCCGTGATGTGCATGGCGTCCGAGGCCGAGCCGCCATTGCCGCAGACAAGGAGCGGGCGGCCCGCGCCCAGCGCATCGGCGATAAGCGCGATGGCGCGTTCGGCCCGCTCGTCGGCGAAGGCCGCGAGGGATGCCTCCAGCACATCGATCGAGGATCGCAGATAGGCCGCAAGCCCGTTCGGCGTCGCATGGCTCATGATGATGTCGAGGCTCCGGAAAGGAAGAATGCGGCCGTGTGGGGAGGTGATCGCTTTGGCACCATGGACGAATTGACACCACCCATCAAGCGCGGCGATTTCGGTAATGGTATCAGAGACTTAGGGGACGTCCACGGAAAAATTCATCGCGCGCGCTTTGGCACCAAAAACGGCGCGATTGAGCAATCGTGAGCGGTTTTTGCACCCGGATTGTCATATGTCCGATCAAAAACGAGCGCCTTCCGAGCACTTCTTTTTCCGCAGAAATCCTAGACTTTTTGCCAATTGCGCTGCCGTGGCCGAGCCAAAGAAGGTGCGCAAAGCTTGCACGTTGTGCACAAAAATGATTTCCTTTGAAATCAATGAGTTAGCAATTTCCCGCAGATCAGAGCTAGCGCGGTGCTGATTACGATCCGCGCAATTCCCGGCGCAGTCGGTTTATCAGAACGCCCAGCCCGCCGCGAAACTCATCACCTGGAAAATCGGCCACATCCTCATATATCACGGCTGCCGCCATCGCCCGCCGTTCATGATCGGCGTCCGGCATCAGCTCGTCGAAAGCCTGGGCGACGGCCGCCATCACCTTTCCCAGCTTCTCCGGTTCAATTGGCGTTCTAGAGTTCACAAGCCCTGCCGCTTCAAGTCCCGGCCGCCACATATCCCCTTCGCCGGTGATTAACCATTGTACAGACAGTCCTGCAGCCTTTGCCAAACGGGCTAACCGCAACGCCCCCGGCTCGGACTTTTGCCCTTTAATCCATGCGGCAATGGTCGTGGCAGGTAGGTCAGAGCGCCGCGAAATTTCGGCGATATTACCGCCCATCAGATCAATGGCAGTTCGAATCCGCTCAAGCAGCGGCATTAGTTCGTCGTCGATCCTTGCTCGCGCCACTATCAGGCCATCCTATCCAAACATAATTACGCTGTTTTTCATATACATCTCAATGACATAGGAGGTGTTTATCTGGGCAATGCCAAAATACGCATAATTTCGTTGACCAATTCACGTAATTACGTATTCTGACCATCGTTAACGCCATTTCTTTTTTTAGCGATGAACAACAGGAGATCGCTACCTTGACCGCCCCAAAAAATCCCGCTTCCGAGGCGGAGCGGGAAATTTTCAGAGACCCTGTGAAGCGCCGCGCGTGGGTGCAGTTTCAGCTCAAGATTCGGGGCCTTTCATTCGCAGAGATCGCGCGCCAACAAGGCGTCGTTCCTCAAGCCGTCAGCGCGGCTTTAGGTTCAAACTCGCTCAGTCTGGAGGAGGCGATCGCCAGCGCTGTCGAGCGCCCAGTCCGCGTCCTCTTTCCAGAGCGATTTACATCGGATGGCCGCCGTCTCGGCATCACCCGCACCCGCAATCGTAGCAGTCTTGTTCCAGCGCACAATGTTGAAAATGGCGGTGCGCTGTGAACAGACGTTGCCGCACCATATCCGATCCGGCGCAGGGCAGCTTCTTCGATCCCGCGCGTGCGCCGCTGACCGGCGCGGAGCTGGCAAGCGCGATCCGCGAGGCTGTCTCCGACGCGCTGGCGCGAGCGAAGGCGCATGAGGCCCGCGACCGCTATGCCGTCGCCTCCGAAATGTCGCGCCTTACCGGCCGCGACATCACCAAGAACATGCTCGACCGCTATGCCGCACCATCGGCCGACGAATGGCGGTTTCCGCTGGAAGCCCTTCCCGCGCTGATCCGCGCGACGGGCGACACGCGGCTTGTCCATCTCATTGCCGAAGCCTGCGGCTTCAAGGCGATGCCGGTCGAGGCCACGGCGGTCGCCGAACTCGTCACCCTCGAACTCGAAGAGCGGGCGCTGAAGAAGCGCATCGCCGCCGCCCGCCGCCAACTGCCGAAAGAGGCACTCGCCTGGGCGGCGCATGAGGCCGAACGGAGGGGTGGCAAATGAGCAGGCCGTTCCAGTTCTCTCCCAAGATATGGCTCAGTGCCGCCGAAATCGCCGCTCTAAACATTGAAGGATTGCCATCTACAAAAATGGGCATCCTCCTCCGCGCAGAGCGCGAAGGCTGGCCATCGCGCGCGGGACGCGGCGGCGGGCGTGAATACCGCCTCAGCACAGTCCTCCTCAGCATCGACATGGACGCGCGCGAAGCCGCCTTTTTGAAAGAGCGGGGGGGGCGATGATCTCACACGCCACCGCACAGTTCCTTGCCGCGTTGCAGCTCGATGGATTGCCAACAACCACTTTTCGCATCCGCGAGCGCGCAGAGCGCGAAGGCTGGCCCTGGCGCCCGCGTAAGGGAAGCGGCGGCGGGCGCGAATACTGCGTGATGTCGCTGCTGAAAATCCTGCCTCCACACACATCGCAGGCGCTTCTGCGCGCGCTCATCGCCAATGGCGTGGCAGGCGGAACGACAGCCGGGAAAGTACCGGCACCCTGTGGAGTACGGGTTGACGGGCTCACACCAAACGGTCTCCAGAAAACCGGTAGCGAGGTGATGACAGCCGGGAAAGTACCGGCACCTTTTTCCACGCCGCCCGCCGCCCCTCTTGCAGACTGGCAACGCCGCTGCGCCGACGCACGCGCCGCGATCCTGATGGAGATCGACCGTCTCGCCGGCATCATCGGCGTCACCAGCGCAATTGAACTGGTGGTTGAACTGGCCTCGCGCGGCGAGCTTCGGCCGGACCTGCAAGCCCAGGTCCCAGCCGCGAACGCGCGCGGCGGTCGTGGCGGCAAGCGCACCCTGTCGCGCCGCTCGATCTATCGCTGGCGCACAGATGCGGCGCGCGGCGTCGATGCTCTCGCGCCCGCCTCGCCGCCTCCCGCCGCGATACCCGCATGGTCGGAGGCGCTGCTGCGCCTCTACAACTCGCCCTCGCAAAAATCCCTCGCGGCGGTGCTGGACGATCTCCCGGCAGAGCTTCCGGGCGATATTCCGTGCCCGTCCTACGCCGCCGCGCGCCGCTTCCTGGCAAAGGTGAGCATCGTCGAGCGCGAGCGGCACCGCTCCGGCCCGAATGCGATCCTCAAATACAAGGCGTTCAAGAGGCGCTCAACGGCGGGTCTCGATCCGCTCGATATCGTCACGGCTGACGGCCACACGTTCAAAGCGGATGTGGCGCATCCGCGTCACGGGAAGCCTTTCCGGCCGGAGGTGTGCGCGCTTCAGGACGTGACGACGCGCTATGTGTTCGGCTGGAGCGCGGGCCTCGCGGAAAGCGCCATCGTCGTGATGGATGCGGTCCGCTCCGGCGTCGAGCATCTCGGCATGTTCGGCCTTTTCTATACCGACAACGGCTCGGGCTTCGTCGGCGACGCGATGACGGCGGAGGTCACGGGCTTCCTCGCCCGCCTCAACGCGACGCCCATCAACTCGCTGCCCGGCCGCGCCCAGGCGCGCGGCAAGATCGAGCGCCTGCAGGCCACGCTCTGGAAACGGGCGGCGCGCAACCTGCCGACCTATAACGGCCGTGATATGGACAACGAGGCCCGGCGCAAGGTCGTGAAGCTCGTCACGAAGGATATCAAGGAGCGCGGTGCTGCACGCCTCTTGCTGTCGTGGCAGGAATTCCTCGACTACTGCCGCGCCGCCGTCGATGCCTACAACAACCGGCCGCACCGCAGCCTGCCGCGCATCCGCGACGAGGCGACGGGCTCGTTGCGGCATATGTCGCCTGCGGAATGCCTTGCCGACTTCCGCGCGCGCGGCTGGCAGCCGCACACACTTCCTGCCGAAGCCGCCGCCGATCTCTGGCGGCCCTACGAAGTGCGCACCACGGCGCGCGGCGAGGTGAAGCTTCCCTGGGGGCGGTACTTCTCGAAAGCTCTTGAGCCATTCGGCGGCGAGCAGGTCCGCGTCGGCTACGACATTCACGACGGCTCGCGCGTCTGGGTTCGCACTCTTGAGCACGGCCAGCTCATCTGCATCGCCGAGCGGGACGCGAACGTTATTCCGGAACAGCCGCGCTCTCATGTCGAATACGCGCGCAAGCGGCGCGCCGAAGGCCGCGTGAAGCTCCTGCAACAGCATGCGGAGGACGCGCTGGCGGAACTGCGGCCGGGCCTGATCGAGTATCGCGCGGAACCGGCATTCAATCCCGCGCTCGAAGCGATGCAGGCGCAGATCGAGGCGGAGCTTCTGAACCCGCAGCCCGCAACGCCCGCGCCGCTCGACACGCGGCGGACGCGCTTCCTCCGCGCGCTCGACATAGAGCAGCGCGAGGCGGCCGGGCTTGCGGTCAGCGAGGAGGACGGGCGCTGGTACCGCTCCTACTCGGCGACACCGGAATGCCGGGTCGCGCGCGGCATGTACGAGGATTTTGGCGAGGACGCGCTGCTTGAAGCGTAGCGCCAAAGAAGAAGCGCCGCCCGCTGGAACAGGCGACGCCATAACAAGCAACGAGAAGGCCGTTAGAATGAGCAAAGAACCGACATCCGTCAATACCGCATCGTCAATCGCGCCGCTCCGCAATGTCGTCCTGCTGGTCGAGCTGGTCGAGCGCGTTCAGGAGCGCTCGCCAAACCTTCCCGGCATGGCCTCCTTTTTCGGGCGATCCGGCACCGGCAAATCCTGTGCCGCCATGTTCGCGGCGAACAAGTACCGGGCCTATCACGTGCAGGTCAAGAGCGTGTGGACGCGCAAGAAGCTCTGCACCTCGATCCTGCGCGAGATGGGCATCTCGGTCACGGTCAACACGGTCGCCGACATGGTGGATCAGATCGGCGAGCAGCTTTCGCTGTCGCGCCGCCCGCTGCTTATCGACGAAGCCGACTATCTCGTGAAGAGCGGCATGATCGAGGTCATCCGCGACATCTACGAAAGCAGTCAGGCGAGCGTCATCCTGATCGGCGAAGAGGGTCTGCCCAACGCCCTGCGGCGCTGGGAACGCGTACACGGCCGCATGCTGGACTGGATACCCGCGCAGCCTGCCTCGCTTTCCGACAGCAAGCATCTCGCCAAGCTCTACTGCCCCGGCGTCACCATCGACGAGGCGCTGCTCGACGCCGCGCATCGCAAGGCGGGCGGCAGCGTGCGCCGCGTCTGCGTCAATCTCGACCGCATCCGCGAACGCGCGGCGACGAGCGGGCTCAAGGCGATCTCGCTCAAGGAGTTCGAGGAAGCGGAATTCTTCGACGGCAATCCGGCCGGGAGGATTTCCTGATGGCGCGCAAACCTGTCCATCTCACCATGTCGCCGGACAAGGTGACAGGAAGGCAGGCGATCTGGCAGGCGATCCGCGAGGCGCGGCGCTTCACGCTCAACGGATTGTGGCATGCGACGAAGCTGGAGCGGGCGACCGTCCGCACCTATCTGCTCTCTTTGGAAAAAAGCGGCCATGTCGTCCGGGTCGGCGAGCAGGAAACGGCCCGGCGCGCCTTCCGCGCCACCGGGCGGAACCCGAACCGGGAGGCGGTGTACGAGCTTGTCAAAGATGCAGGCATAGAAGCTCCGCGCGTGCGGCGCGACGGAAGCGTCTGCACGCAAGGCGCCGCCCGCGAACAGATGTGGCGCTCCATGAAGATGTTCGGCGGCGATTTCAGCTTCCGCGATCTCGCCATCCTGGCAACGACCGACACGGTCGAGGTGAAGGAAGCGGATGCACGCGACTATGTGAAGCATCTCTTCCACGCGGGTTATCTGGCGGTGTGCCAGAAATCCACGCCGCGCTCGCCCGCCCGCTACCGTTTCATCCGCGCCCGCGATACCGGCCCCAGGCCGCCGATGGTGCAGCGTCTTAAAACCGTTTTTTGACGCAAACCTCTGCCGCACGGTTTGGCAGGAGAAGGGCGGCGAGGAATGAGCGCCGTCATGAAAGCCGGGCAGGCGTGGGGAGAGGCGCTGCCAGACTGGGTCCGCGTGCTGGCCGAGCATTGCGACCGCCTCGGGCATCGCGCGACCGGCCGCCTCGTCGGCTACAGCTACGGCGCGATCTCTGGCGTCATCAACCGCACCTATCCCGGCCGCTTCGATCGGGTCGAACTCGCGGTGCGCGGCACTCTGATGCACGCCGTCGTCATGTGTCCGGTTCTCGGAGAAATCCCGACCGACATGTGCCTCAGCCATCAGAAGGCTGGCTGGGCACCTCACAACCCGCAGCGCATCCGTCTCTATCACGCCTGCCGAAGCGGGTGCCCGCACTCACGCATTGTAGCGACGAAGAAATGACGACACGACTTCGACGGCTGTTCGGCGTGCCCACAGAAATCACAATAGAAATCTGGCACCGGAAGATGCCGCGCAGCGCCTGCGGGAGGCCGCCCGCGCGCGTCCCTTCCGGGCGCGGCCTCGCGCCTCTTTGCGCCGCGCTCTGTCCGGCGCGATCGGCGAGGCGGCACAGCGGGTTCTCGCCACACTCGCGCAAACCGCGCGGGCGAGAGAGGCGGCGCGGCGGGCTCGCATCAAGCGGCGGGAGCACGCCCGCATCGCGGCCATCGCGCTCGGCACCAACATAGCAATCACCACGGCTTCGACGCATCGAAGCGCATCCAGGAGAGGCTGGCACTGATGACTGAGAAACTCGCACTTACCTCCGGCATGACCGAAATCAACGGGCTGCCGTACATGGAAGACAACCGGGGGCTCTTTGTTCCGGTCGAGAACGTCCGCCCGGCCGACAAGCTGGAAGATCAGCTCGTCCGCATGATCTTCGACTATGCCGACGATCTGCATGCTCAGATCGAGCGGTTCAAGGGACATTGCTTCGACGACATCGGCGCGCATCTGGCGCTTGTCGGCGAGCAGTACGGCGCGAAGCCGAAGGGCGGCGTGCGCGGCAACATGCAGTTCACCTCCTTCGACGGGTGCCTGCAGGTGCTGGTCGCCGTCGCCGATCTCATTTCCTACGGCCCCGAGCTTCAGGTGGCAAAGCAGCTCTTCGACGCGTGCCTGGCCGAATGGGGCGCCGACGCCCATCCGGCGATCCGCCAGCTTCTGCAGGATGCGTTCAATACCGAAAAAACTGGGCAGGTTTCGCGGGACCTGATTTTCCGCCTTCTGCGCACGGAGGTCGATGACCCACGCTGGCGCGATGCGCAGCGGGCGCTCAAAGACAGCATGCGTCCGGCGGCTACCAAGACCTATATCCGCTTCCGCCGCCGCGCCCGGCCGACGGACAGGTGGCAGAACGTCACCATCTCCATCGCGGCGGCAGACCTTCCGCCCGCCGCGCCCGCCACCGGGATGGATGGAGAGGCCAATGCTCAGTGAAAGCTTGAGAACCTTCGCCGTCGTTCTGGCGGAATATCGGCAGACCGGCAGGCGGGTTACTCCGGAAGCGATCGAGGCAGTTTCCGCCGTTCTCGGCGTCAGCGCAAAGGAGGCGGTGGCACTCGGCCAGATCATCAACCAAGTGGACGCCATCGCGCCTTCCTCGCCGCCGCGCGGGCGGGCATGGCGGTGCGAGAAGCTATCTCCGCCTTACGGAGCGATGCGCTCAACGCCACTGAAATCGACTGTTCGGCAGCGATGCTCGGCCTGATCGCCGCGATGCAGCGCCTGATTGGCGCGACTTCGCCGCGCTTGAGGCGGATGGGGGGGCAAATGACCGGCACAAAAGAGCTGCTCGAAAAGGCGCTCGCTGCGATCGAGGCGGTGCATACGGCTTTTGGCGCACCGGGAGATTATGGCTACAGCACGCGAGAAGGCGCCGCCCTCTTCGAGCTTTATAAGGTTGAGGCGGACATATTCGCCTTCGTCTCCAGCTTTGATGACGAGGTAGATGGTGAGCCGCATCACGACGATCTGGGCGTCGATAGATTCGCAGTCGCCATGAAAGGCAAGCTCGCCAAGAAGCGTGCTGAGGGTTTCGGCGGGTGGAACGATCTAAACCAATGCACGGCTCAATGCCTTTCGGAACAGCTGCGTAAGCATGTCGAGAAAGGCGATCCTGTCGATGTCGGCAACATCGCGATGATGCTGCATCAGCGTGGAGAGCGCATATCGGTCACCCGAAATGAGGGAGACCAAGCGCAATGAGCCGTCGTGGCCGTTACCTTCCGCCCGTTGCGCTGGACGCGCTCCTCGCCAATGCGGGGCTTTCCGAGTTCGACGTCATGCTGCGCGGCATGGGCTTCGACCTCCGCACGCCCGCGCGGCCCTTCCTGCACCGCAATTCGGACGTGTCGTTCCGTTTCGTCTGGCGGCGGCGCGCTCCCGGCCTGTCATCGAGCATCGCGCGCACGGTGCGCGTCACACCCGCGAGGACGTCATGACCGACACCACCGTTCAGTCGCTTGAGGAAATGGCGGCGCAGCTCGCAGTTCTGAGCGCCGCCGTGGCGAAGCTCACCATCACGGTGAGCGGTGTACTGACCGAAAAGAAGTACACCGGCCCGCTGTCTATCATTGTGGAGGAGGTCGCGGTGCATACAGGCATCCGCGTTGAGCACATCAGAGGCGTGCGCCGCAAGACGGACTATGTGCAGGCGCGCTGGACCGCCATTTACATCGCCGCGCGGCTGACAGGCTATTCGCTCACGCGCCTCGCCGCCTTTTTCCGCAAAGATCACACTCGATCTGCACGCGATCCGTGGAGTCGAGGCATGGAAGGCATGCGGCGACCGTCGCTATGTCCTCGTCATGGCGCTGATGACGCATCTGGAGCCTCAGGTCCGCGCAGCGGTGGGGGTGGACTGATGCTCCAGATGCGCCGTCACGCCCTCTACGCCAAAATAGAGATCGCCAGAAAGGAGCTTGGCCTTGACGATGCGGATTTCCGCGCTGTCATGGAAACGCGCTTCGGCGCGCGCAGCCGGAAAGACCTTTCCGATGCGCAGCTTGTCGAGCTTGTCGAGCATTTCAAGGCGTGCGGGTTCAAGCGAGAAAGGCATCGGAAAAACGCGGCCGTCCGCTCGCGGCGGCGCGAGCAGGCGAAGATGCGCGCGCTCTGGCTGTCGCTCTGGCACCTGGGCGAAATCACCGACGCCACGAGGAAGCCCTTGCGGGCTTCGCGCGGCGCGTCACGGCGGCGCGGGCGTCGGCATCGAGGCGCTGCAGTGGGTGAAGGGCGACGATGCCTATGCGGTGATCGAGGCGCTCAAGGCCCGCCTTGAGCGCGCCGGTGTGGCGTCGGTCGGCAACCCAAGACACCGCGTCATCGAGGCGCAGCGCCGCCTGTTGAGCAGGCTGGGGCACCGGGCCGAGGCCGCACCCTTGCACGATCTTTCAGATCTGGCGGCTGACATACTGATCGCCTCGCAAGGCGCGCTCATCCGGTCGGCGATGACAAAGGAGGGCGCGTGAGCGAGGAAAACGTCATGCGCGGCTGGCCGGCCGGGCTGGTCGCCATCGCGGATATCATCGGCACCGGCGCAGCGCTGAAGCTGGTCGATGCTTACGGCGGCCAGGAGTGCTACGTTCCGGCCTGCCCGCCGCCGGAACACCCGGTTGCGCAGGCCATCGGCTTACAGCGGCGCGCGCGTCGGCAAGCACTTCGGCGGCGAGCACATCACGGTGCAGAATCTTGCCGGTCTGCGCTATCGCAAGCACCTCATTGCCATGGCCCCAGGCAAAACGGCGGATGTCGCGCGCCGCTTCGCCGTCACGACGCGCTGGGTGCGCGCCGTGCGTAATGCTGGCGCGGCCGATCCGCGTCAGATAGAGATGTTTGTCGATCCCGATCCGGGCGACGGAACAGGTTCCGTCTAGTCCCGCCTCGACCGCCGCCGCATTTTTGGCGGCATGAACATTCGCCATCTCAGAGACGAAATCATCCTCCCGGCCCTCAATTTCGTGGGCGGCGGCATGAGCGGCTTTGCGTCGGCCAGTGCCGTCGAGCTGCTTCTCGGCACGGCCGCGCAGGAAAGCGGTTTCAAGCATTTCGTACAGATCGGCGGAGGCCCAGCCGTGTCGATCTACCAGATCGAGCCGGATAGCTACCTCGATCTCCACACCAACTACCTCAGCGCGGCGTCGCGTCAAGCCCTTGCCGAGCGCGTGCGCGCGCTCAAGGCGGCGGTACCGGGAGACCGTGAGCAGCTTATCGGCAACCTCTTCTTCGCAACCGCCATCGCGCGCCTGATCTACTGGCGCTCACCGATGCCGCTTGCCGCACCCGGCGACATCGCCGGTCACGCCCGAGTATGGAAGCAGGTCTATAACACGCCTCTTGGAAAGGGACGTGAGGCCGATTTCATCGACAACTACCAGCGCCTTGTCAGGCCCAACCTGTAGGAATCCAGATGCTTTTGAACGCTCATCGCATCCATTGCGGCGTGTTCGCCGCGCTGCTCCTCGCCACGATCTTCGCACCCTTCGCCTTCGCGGCGGACGATGCCGTCACCTACACGATCGACACCGGCTCTATCGCCGTCACCATCGTCACGACGATTGCAGCCGTCATCGCCTATTTCATCCGCAAGGCCCTCAATTCGGTCGTCGGCTATGTCGAGCAGAAAACGCAGCTCGAATTCGACGCGCAGACACGGGCGTATTTCGATACAGCGCTCGACAATGCGGTGCATTGGGGTACGCGGGAAGCGGCAGGTTACGTTGCGGGCAAAGTGCCCGACATCGAAACGAAAAACAAAATCCTCGCCGACGCCGCGAACTATCTGCTCGAACGGGTGCCCGGCGCGGTCGAGCATTTCGGCCTGACACCTGCCGATCTCGAAAAGATGCTCGAAGCGCGGCTTGTCAAAAAAGCCGATAGCGCGCAGGGCGCGGCATGAACTGGTCCGCCCTCCTCGCGCAGCTCGTGACGTTTCTGGCCCGGCTCCTTGCCGGGCCGGTCGCCGCCCGCGAGGCGGGCCGCGCCGCAGCGCGGGAGGCCATGCTGACCGAGCAACGAAAGGTTCTCGATGACCAGGCCAGAATTGCGGGCTCTCCTCACGCTGACCGTGATGCTCTTCTTGAGCGCATGCGCGGGGGTGAGCTTTGAGCGCGTCCCCGTCAATGCCTGTCCGCCGTGGCCCGTCGCCGGTCCCGCCGTCGCCGGGGAGCTGGCGCGGCTGCCGTCCGGCGACTACCCGCACACATGGGAATGGCTCGCGCGGCTCGACAAGCTGCGCCAGCAACTGGATATGACGCGCGATGGACGATTTCGACAGGGCGCAGGAGCGGGAGACGCAGGAGCGCGAGGCGCTGATAGCGGCGCGGAAGCGCTTCCCGCCGCCACCGGCGGCTCCGGTGCAGGCCCGGATATGCAAGGGATGCGGTGAGCCCATCTGCCGAAGCCGTCTTGAGGTCATGCCCGACGCCGCGCGCTGCATCGCGTGCGAGGAGTGGCAGTCGCGCTTGCGAAAACTCTACCGGGGGAAACGGTGAAATTCGTACTCGAATACTGGCCGATCATCGGATTTGCGTTCAACGTTGTGTTCGGCTGGCTTCTGTACGCCGCCCGAAAGGAGTTCGCCTCGAAGGCCGATCTCTCCGATCTGTCCAGGCGCATCGTCGTCGTGGAAGCCTCCTCAGCCTCGCTGCCGACCGCGCTTCAGGAAATCAGCAAGATACGCCTCGATCTCGCCAGCATGGTCGGAGAGATGAAGGAGACCAACTCGGCGATTCAGGGGCTCAAGCTCGAAAAGGACGCTGAGATGCGCGGCATAGAGCGGCTCGTCGAGCGCGTTGAACAGGCCGTGACGCGGCACGAACAGATTTTTTCCGATGTGGCAAGGAGCAGCAGGTGATGGAAGATATAGCCGAGGAATGGATGCGGCATCTGCGACTGTCGGTTCTGCGCTCGCTGCTCGATCTGCCGCAGAACATCGGCCACGAAAGCATGCTCGTCGATCTCGTCAACGCCATCGGCATCGGCGCCGACCGCGATCAGGTGCGAGGCGTCGTCAAGTGGCTCTCGGATCAGGGGCTTGTGACCTGCGAAGTGAAGCGCGGCGCGCTCGTCGCCTCTCTCACTGACCGAGGCGAGAGCGTTGCTGAAGGCAAAGCCAATTATCCGGGCGTCAAGCGGCCATCCCGCGCGCTCGGCGTCGCGGCCGCCATCGCCCTCGACAGGCTGAAGGAGTGACATGGCGCACCCGCCCGAAACCCGCGCCTCGCTGCGCGCCGACTATGTCTATAACCGCCTCCCGCTCGAAGCGGCGGCGGAAAAGCGCGGCATAGGTTACGCCACCGCGCGGCGCTGGAAATCGGACGCCGCGAATGAGGGCGACGACTGGGACCGCGCGCGCTCGGCCGCGCGGCTTGCGGGCGATGGCTTGCGCACGACGACGCAGCTCATCCTGGAGGATTATCTCGTCCTGCATCAGGCGACGGTGGATGGCGTGAAGGAATGCCAGGAAGCATCGGCCATCGAGAAGGCGGTCATCCTCTCGCGGCTTGCGGACGCGTTCACGAAAACCATGGCGGCGGTGAGCAAAGCCTCGCCTGAACTCTCCCGCCTCGCCGTCGCCACCGACGTGCTGCAGCGGCTCGCCTCCTATGTCAGCGAGCGGCACCCCGACCGGATCGAACATCTGCTCGACATCATCGAGCCCTTCGCGGCGGAGCTTGCCAAGGAATACGGCTGATGGCGCGGCACACGCAAAAGCTGACAAAAAAGGAGTTCAAGGAGCTGATCGCCGGTGTGGCGATCGAATTGCGCCGGAAGGTCGAGGCGGAGGTCACGGGGCTCGACGAAACCCCGAAGGCCGTCGCCGCCCGCCGTGCGCGGGCGCTCGCGCCAGACGGTTATGAGTTTTTCGCGCGGACCTACTTCCCGCATTACGTCCGCTCACCATCGTCGTCGTCGCTGCACCGGCATCTCTACCGGAGGCTCCCGGAAATCATCGCCGACCCCGCCGGGCAGAACGACGTCATCGCCGCACCGCGCGGCGAGGCGAAGTCCACGCATTGCAGCCAGATTTTTCCTCTCTGGTGCATCGCGCGCGGCGCGAAGGACTACATCCTGCTCATCATGGATGCGTTCGATCAGGCCGCCTCGATGCTTGAGGCGGTCAAGGTCGAGCTGGAATGCAATCCGCGTCTCCGCCTCGACTTTCCGGAAATATGCGGCCAGGGCCGCGTATGGAAGGAAGGCGTCTGCGTCACGGCGAACGGCAGGAAGGTTCAGGCATTCGGCACTGGAAAGCGCCTGCGCGGCCTCCGCCACGGCCCGGCGCGTCCCGATCTCGTCATCCTCGACGATATCGAGAATGACGACAATGTTCGCAGTCCCGAGCAGCGCGACAAGGTCGAGGCGTGGGTGGACAAGGCGGTCATGAATGTCGGCGCCGCCGATGGCACACTCGATATTCTGTATATCGGCACGGTGCTCCATTACGACAGCGTGCTGGCGCGCAAGCTGCGCAATCCGATGTGGCGGCCGCTCAAGCTTGCATCCGTCCGCCGCTGGCCTGATCGCATGGATCTCTGGGACAGGTGGGAAGAAGTCCTCCGCAACGAGGGCCGCGACGAAGCGCGCGCCTTCTACATGGCGCGCCGTGTTGATATGGAGGCCGGTGCGGAAGTGAGCTGGCCGGAAGTCCGTCGCTTACCTCCTGATGGAGTTGCGCGTCAAGATCGGCGCACCCGCCTTCGACGCGGAACAGCAGAACGACCCGATTTCGAGCGATGACGCGCTTTTGGAACGTTAACTTTCTGGTCGAGCGATTGACGGAAGGGTGATGTTCGGCGCTTGCGATCCGTCTCTCGGAAAGAACAACAAAGGCCGCGATCCATCCGCCTCCTGATCGGCGGGTTGAACAGAGAGACAGGCATTCTCGATGTCGTCGAGGCGTCGATCCGCCGCCGCCTGCCGGATCGGATCATTTCCGACATCATCCTCTTCCAGGAGGAATATGGCTGCATCAAGTGGGCAATCGAGGCCGTGCAGTTTCAGGAGTTCTTTCGCACGACGCTTGTCGCGCGGTCGGCGAAGCTCGGCATTCCCGTCCCGGCGGTGCCTGTCATCCCGAAGACAGACAAGGCGCTGCGCATCGAATGCATCCAGCCGCATGTCAATAACGGCCTCATCCGCCTGCATTCGCGCCAGCAGGCGCTCATCGACCAGATGCGGCATTACCCGATGGTCGATCATGACGACGGAGTCGATGCACTCGAAATGCTCTGGTCGATCGCCGTTGCGGGACAGGCAGCGGCCGGGGCGACGGTGCCGCCCGTCCCGCGCCGGACATCGCAGGGCAGGCAGATGTTCGGCAGGCGCGGTACAGCATGTTCAGAAGAGGTCAGACATAGCGTTTTTCGAGGCTTGTCGTTTCGACACCGCCGCCCGACCCCCGGACATGTGCGCGAGGCGGGGGCATGACGATGATGAGGATGCGGCTGGCGCGGCTCGGCGCGGACAGAAGCGCGACCACCCGATCTCACAGCGCCATGCAGGAGCTGGCGCACACAGTGGAGGCAAACCGCATCGCCAATCGCCTATCGAGCTGCGACCGCGTTTCTGCTTGGCGAGGGCGTGAAGCTCGAAGCCGACGATCCGGAGGCGCAAAAAAGGCTGGACAGGTTCTGGTCGGACCCACTGAACCGGATGGACCTGAACCTCGAAAAGCATGTCAGGGAGCTGGCCCTCTTCGGCGAGCAGCTCTGGCCCGTTTCCGTCCATCCCTACACAGGCTTCGTGCGGCTGAAAAAGCTCGACCCGAGCGATATCGAGAAAGTCATACTCGATCCGGATAATGTCGCCGCCGTCATCGGCGTGCAGACGCGCAATCGCGGGGGCAAGCGGAAGCTGTTCCGCGTGATCTACAACGCCGCCGATGAGGACCTGTTCAGCCCGCCCGCGCAGAAGCTTCGCGCGGCGATGACGGACGGCGATTGTTTCTACTACCGCATCAACGATCTTTCGAGCGGCGCGCGCGGCCGCAGCGACCTGCTATCCGCCATCGACTATGCCGATGTGTACGACCAGTTGCTGTTCGGCGAGGCGGAGGGCTCCGTCATCAAGCGCGCGGTGCTTTGGGATGTGACTGTCAAAAACGCGACGCAGGAAGAGGTCGAAGAGCGCGCCAGGAACATCTCCGCGCCGGAACCGAATTCCATCCGGGTTCACAACGACAACGAGGAATGGCAGGTGCTGACCCCGGACCTCAAATCTTCCGATGCCGACACGATCTCGCGGCTGATCCGCAACCACATCCTCGGCGGCGCGACGGTGCCCGAGCATTGGTTCGGCGGCGGCGGCGATGTCAACCTCGCAACGGCATCGAGCATGGGCGAGCCCACCTACAAGGTGTTCTCGCAACGCCAGCGGCTCCTCAAGGCAATCCTGGAAGACGTCGCCCGCTATGTGCTGCGCCAATACGCGCTTTCGCTCGGTATCCCGGAAATCGCCGAGACCGACGAATGGCAGCCGCGCGCGCTCTTCCCGGAACTGACCGCCCGCGACGTCGCAAAATATGCCGCCGCCCTGCAACAGGTGACGGTCTCCTGCGCGCAGGCCGTCACGGCGGGCGTCATGTCGGAAGACACGGCCGTCCGGCTGATTGCCCTTGTCGCTGGATTGCTCGGCCTCGAAATCGACCCCGCCGAAGAGCTGACCGCAGCCCGCGCGGAAGCCTCGAAGCGGCGCGAGGCGGACGCCTTCACGCTACCGCCCATGCCGGTGACGCCGCCTGTGACGGCGGCGGAACCCGCGCCAGGTGACGCATCGTGACCGAGGCGGAGAGGCGGCGGCTTTTCGCCCGCGAGGTAGCCGCCCGGCTGCGCGCCTCGAATGCGATTCAGAAGGACGCCGCCGCCAGGGCGCATGCACTGCTCGTCAAAGCACAGAAGGAAATCGCCGAAATCCTCAATGGCGCGCCGAGCGATTATCGCCGGTGGCAACTCACGGAATTGCAGGCGAGCGTCGAGCGCGCCCTGGCCGACCTGCGCCCGCGCCTCGACGGTGCGCTGCAATCCGGACTCGGCGCGTCGTGGGAGGCCGGTACGGCGATGGTTGACGCGCCCCTCAACGCGGCCGGCCTCGACATCGCCACACGCCTCAACGCGGTCGATGCGCGCATCCTCGTCCGCATGGAAGGCTTCCTCACCGACCGCATCAAGGACGTGACGGCCGATCTCGCCAAGCGCATCAATGGCGAAATCGCGTCGGCCGCCACCGGCATACAAACACCCTTCGAAGCGGCCGCCAGCATCGGCGAGGCGTTGCAGTCGGGCGGCATGCGCCGCGCCAACACCATCGTCCGCACGCAACTCGGCAGCGCTTTCTCCGTCGCGGCGCAGGAGCGGCAGATGCAGGCGAAAGCGATGCTTCCTGGCATGCAAAAGCAGTGGCGGCGTTCCGGCAAGCTCCATTCGCGTTACGAACACGATGCGATCGACGGACAGATCAGGGATGTCGATAAACCGTTCGATCTTCCGAACGGAGTCTCGATGATGCATCCGCGCGATCCCGCCGCGCCGGTCGGCGAAATCATCAACTGCGGCTGCACGAGCCTGCCCTACATGTCGAGCTGGGAGGTGTCCCGCCCAGGGCGGCAAGCCTTCTCGGCTGAGGAGCTGGCGGCGAGCCCGCAAAAGCGCCTGATCGCCACCGCTTTCGATGACTGAAACACAACTCGTTAAATTCGTGTTCAAAGACCAGTCCGGCATATCGGGGCATGCCGGTGCCAAAAACGCGCCCAGCGCGTCCAATTCGCGTTCAAATTTGATGCTGGGGGCGCGGGGTGACGGCAGGTTCCGGCAAACCCGCCCAGGAGGCGGGCGAAACCTCCTTTCCTCGCCGCCGCCGGAATAGCTTCCGGGCAGTCAGAACCACCCCCGCGCAGCGATGCTGCCTCCGAAATCAACCCGGAGGCAAGCCTTGTCCCGACAAAATTCTCAAACGACGAAACCGGCCCCGGCCCTGGCCCCGGCCGATGCCAGTGTCGAAGCGTCCGCGCAGATATCGGAGCTGCAGGCGGCGTTGTCCGCCGCGCAAAAAGAAATCGCCGCGCTGCGGAGCGAGCGCGACGAGATGGCGGCGAAGCGCGCCGCACTAGCCCCCGCACCCGCACCGGCGTGGCGGCGTGAAGCGGCGCTCACGGAGGAAGAAGCCGCTCTCGCTCTCGCGCTCGGCATTGCGGCGGAGCATGTTTTCGCGGTCAACCTCGAAACCCGCACCATCGTCACGCCCGACGGCCGCGCACACCGCGAAGGCGGTGATGCATGAACAAGCGTTTCCGCAAGAGGCTTTTGGGGCGGGGGATGTCCGGCGCACGCTTCGCCGAGGCGACAGAGCCCGACATGCTCGCGCTGCGCGATCTGATCCATGGCGCGCTGCGCAAGCTCCTTCAGCTCGCTGGTGAGGACGATCCGTGGCCCTACGTCACGGCACTCTATGCCGACAGCGTCGTGGTCGAATACGACGGCAAGCTCCTCCGCTACAGCTATGCGGTGGACGGCCAGGAGGTGAAATTCGCCAACCCCGTCGAGGTGCAGCGGGAATTTGTGCCCGTTGCGCCCGTCATCGCGGCGGCAGCCGAACCCGCGCAATCGACGGCACTCGTCGCGGCGCTCGTCGAGGCGGCGGGCGATGTCGATACCTACAAGGTCCGCGTCATCCGCGCGGGGGTTTCGGCCAACAAAAACTTCTATCCCGACGCCGTTCTGCGCGAATCCGTGCCGCTCTTCAACGGCGCACGGGTGTTCGTGAAGAGCGACCGCGAGCATCTGTCGGGCGGCGGCAAGGATGTCCGCGCCCTGATCGGCGCGCTTTCCGACGCGGTCTTCGTCGAAGGCTCGCGGCCTGATACGGGCGAAATCATCGCCAAGATGACGCTGATTGTCGGCGACGGCGATCCTGTCGCCATCCGCCTGCGCGAGGCGGTTGCGCTCGGCCTCAACGATCTTTTCGGACTCAGTGTTGATGTGTCCGGCACAGCCACGCAGGGACCCGGCGGCGTGAAGATCGCCCAGACATTCCAGCGTGTTCACTCTGTTGACCTGATCGTGGAGCCCGGCGCGGGCGGTCAGGTGATTTCCTTTCTCGAAGCCGCGCCTGAAACCCAAGCAGGAGCCAAAATGGACCGGGATGCGTTGATCGCTCTCATCCAGAGTGCCAACGCGGCGCTTCTGGACGGCAAGGACCTTGCCACCATCACTCTCGAAGAGCTTCAGGCCATCCTCGCGGAAGCCCTGAAGGCCAAGGCGGCGCCGGAACCGGCGTCGGAAACCAACCTTCTCGAAGCGGTCGATGCGCGCATCCGCATGCGCGAGGTCGTGAACAAGTCGAAGCTTCCGGAGAAAGCCAAGGCGCGCATCATCGACGAATTCTCCGCCCGCGACCGCTTCACCGAGGCGGATGTCACCGGCCGCATCGCGGCGGAGGCCGAATATCTGGCTGCCGCTGGCGGCGGAAATGTTGGCGGCAATGTTTCGCACGATCAATTCCCGTTCATCGAAAGCGGCGAAACCCGGCCCGAAAAGATCGGCCACATGTGGGATGCGTTTTTCGATCCCGCGCATAAGGACCACCGCCACGCCCGCTCATTCAAGGCGTGCTACATCGAGGCGACGGGCGACACGCGCGTCACCGGCCGCGCGCCGCGCGGTCAGACCCGGTTCACCGAAGCCGACACTTCCGATTTCGCCGCAACGCTCGGCGACGGCATTCACCGCCGCCTCCTCGCCGACTATCGCGCGGTGCCCGAGCTGGCGATGTATCGCCGCCTTACCGGCGAGCCGGTGCCGCTGAACGATTTCCGCAAGCGCGAGCTGGCGCGCTTCGGCGGCTATGGCGACCTTCCGACCGTCGCCGAAAGCGGCAGCTACACCGCCCTCGCCACGCCGAGTGAAGAGAAAGCGGAATACACGCCCGCCAAGCGCGGCGGAACCGAAACCGTGACGCTTGAGATGATAAAAAACGACGATGTCAGTGTCATCCAGGCGATCCCGCGCAAGATGGCGCGCGCGGCCGCGCGCACACTGACGAAGTTCGTGATGGACTTCATCAGGACGAACCCGGCCATTTACGACACCAAGACGCTCTTTCATGCCGATCACGGCAATCTCGGCGCCTCGGCGCTCTCCGCCGTCACCTACGCCGCCGCGCGCCTTGCCATGGTGTCGCAAAAGGAAGCGGGGTCCAACGAAAGTCTCAATCTCCCGCCTCGCACCCTGTGGATTCCGTTCGGGCTCGAAGAGACGGCCTACAATATCTTCCCGCGCGGGACGAATCTCGACCCGACCTTCGTTCAGACGCTGCGGCCTGACATCGTGCCGGTCTGGTACTGGACCGACGCGAACGACTGGGCCGTCTCGGCCGACCCGCTCGACATTCCGATGATCGAGCTGGGGTTTCTAGACGGACAGGAAGAGCCGGAAATTTTCGTCCAGGACAACCCGAATGTGGGCTCGTTCTTCAGCAACGACGAAATCACCTACAAAATCCGGCACATCTATGGCGGCGCGGTTGCCGACTATCGCGGCCTCTACAAGTCCGTCGTGGCGTAAGGGGGCGCGGTTATGCTGGGCGACTACGAAGCTCTGGTGAACGATATGGTCCGCGATCATGTAGATCGCATCGCGGCGGACCAGTTGTCGCGCGCCATCGCTCTCGCGGTCGCCCAGTATTCGAAAGACCGTCCTCGCAAGGTGATAGAGGACATCGCATTTGCGGACGGCAGCATCAGCGCGCCGGAGGGCGAGATTGTCTCGATTGAATTGCCGATCGGTAATCGCCCGCCGTCCTTCCTCCCGGCGTCCGCCTGGGAAATTTACGACACGCCCGCAGGGGCGCTGCTCTTTGTGCGCGCCGCCGGTGACGCGACCGCGCGCATCACGTTCCGGCGCGCGCATCTTCTGGATGCGGAGACGGACACCGTCCCCGCCACCGACCGCGAGGCGGTGGCGAGCTATGCGGCGGCGATCCTGTTTGACCAGGTCGCGGCCGCGACCTCTGGCGACGGCAATCCGAGCATCGCGGCCGACACCGTCAATCACGCCGCCAAGCCGGAAAATTACGCCAAGCGCGCCGAACGGCTGCGCGCGCGTTATTACGATCTGATTGGCCTCGACCCGAAGCGCGGCAAGGCCGCGAGCGTCACCGTCACGCGGCCTGTCGGCGACAGCGGCGGCGGTCCGCGCCTGCAACATGGCCGGAGGCGCATCCAGTGACGGAAATCAAGATCACGTCCAATTCCGGCACGATAGCGCGCGCATGGGCGCAAGCGCCTGATTTTTTTATCGAGGAAGCCCACGCCGCCGTTACCGAGGGCTCGCTGCTACTGGAGCGCGAGACGAAAGAGCGCACGCCGACCAGCGGCGCGGGCACGCTGCGCGACGGGATCGCCGCGATACCCGTCAGCATCGGCGACCGTGCCGTGACGGGCGGCGTCGGCACCGCCATATCCTACGCGGCGGCTGTCGAACTCGGCGCGAAGCCGCACTGGATGCCCATCGAGCCGCTTGAGGACTGGGTACGTCGCAAGCTCGCAAAGCGCGGCGACGAGGTGCAGGAAGTCGCCCGCATGGTCTGGTTCAAGATCGCGCATCGCGGAACCAGGGGCCGCTTCATGTTCCGCGATGCCGCCAATGCGGCCGAGGCGCAGATCGTCACGATGCTTGAACGCGCGGCCGAGCGCGCACTTGAACGCC